CATCTGTTTTATTAATCATTCTAGGTAAATTATATTTACATTTATAGAAGAACTCCATAATTTTACCTACATCTTTACGATACCTATAGAATTTCTTTCTATTGCTATCTAATGCGACTTTAGCTTGGTTCTGCAATGCTATAATTGCACTAGCTGCCATATTAGCACCCTGTGATTCCCCTGTTACCGATTCACCTACACCATTAAAAGTTCTAGTGTTTGTAATAACATTATCAAGTAATTGAAAGGCTTGGTTGCTCATTTGTGCTGGTTGCATAGGTTTTATGTTATCACCAGCTACACCAGATACATCTTGTATAACTTCACCAGGTATATTTTGCATTTCTTGTTGCAGAGCATCATTTTTAACTATATATTTTGTCCAGCCAGTATCTTGAATGTTAAGAATTTGCATGGCCGGTATAAAGTTAATAACCTTTTGGTTATAAATCATCCCTTCCGGTTCACCTATACCAAATATACTCTTCTTTCTATCTTCCCAATTAACATAAGCAATAGGGTAAGGCTCAACGTCATCACCTTTATAGTCCCATAATTCCTCTTTAGGTTGAAATAACACATTTTTAGTTGATTTAGAGAAGTATATTTTATTATCTTCTATATCCCTCCAGTATTTAACGTAAACTGTGGTTTTTTCCTCACCTAACACCTCAAATTTTGATGCATCATACTGTTCTTGGGCGGTATCTTTATCACCTACTATGTTCTCTATTAACTCTGGACTGATTTCATTCTCTTTAGCTTTCTTTTTTATGTTTTCGACCATATCCCTAATGGTTATAATCCAAAATGGCTGCTTATTAACGTCTTTTTCTTGCGGATTACCGGGGAATATATTCATAGAATCTATAACTTGCCCATCCATAGAGCCTATATATTTTGTTTTATATCCACCTGATATCTTATTATCCCAATAGTAATGAACAAACCCTGTACCAGTGGTAAAAGCATCATTTACAACTTCATAATCAAGCCTATCCTGTTCAATTTCCTCAAGAGTTTGGCTTGCAGCATCATTTAGCATATTGGAAGCTTCCACTGCTATGTCTGAATCATCTACTTGTTCTACTGGTGAAAATATCATTTTTATAGTATCTGAAAGTATTGCAGAAGTTTTTGACTTCTTAGCAAGTTTAATAATATTAAACATAGGTTTAGGAACGTTTTTATTAGCTTCTGTATGATTCCACTGCCTATCTTCTACAAAGTCTATGTACTTCTTCCAATCTAATTCAAAACCCATGGAATTTTTATAAGCTTTTACATTTTCAAATTGCTTATAGATCGTTGCTGCTTGATTTGTTTCTTTTGGTTTTTCTTTGTTTTTAAATATTCCCACTTAATCACCACCTATCATGTGCTTTATTGTTATATTCTTGTGTCCTAATTACTACCTTCCCATCTTCAAACCTTTTAGCAATCAATGGTTCTGTATTTTCTTCCTGCATAGCTTCTGTTAAGGTAAATTCTCCGAAAGTAAATGCTCCCATCAAAGCTTTTAAGACATTTTCTGAATCACCTTTCATCTACTTACCTCCAATATTCATCAATAGCCGATTTAATTTGCTTTTCTTCTTTCTTTTCTTTTAAAGTTTCAATATACTTCAAAGGATCCATTGTGTCAGGCATCTTAAATACTGGTACCTCTTTATTAGTTAACTGCTTACCATGCTTAATTCCTAGTGTATAAGCTTTAATTGTGGATATAAAAAAAACTAACCCTACGATTAGTCCAATAATTACATTCATTTCACCACTCCATTACTATATTTTGTTTTTTATTATCATCATTAGTTCTTAGCGCCCAAGGCAATTTCTTTTTAGGAGCTGCAGGCTTACTATATACTTTATACCTCATATATTCTGCAAGCATGGTAGTTCCATCTGGAGCATCATCATGCACATTTCTACCCATCTTGATATAACTGGTTAAGGCCCTCATAAATTTATCATAATCAGAACCAACCTCATAATCATTTCTAAAATAAAAATATTCTTTTATATAACCACTATTCATTAATATTCTAGTTTCTTTATTATTTGTTTGTTGCTCGTCAATTACAATAGCCGGGCTTTTACCTTTTATAAGTTTTCTGACATTACGTGCATAAGTTGAACCACCATTATTAGATTCTATTTTGAGTACATCACACTTTGTGTCAATAGTCTGTTGAGCTACTAATGGTTCTGTAATTTCAACACCATCTTGAGTAAAGATAACATCCGTAATATAAGTATACTCACCAAACCTTTTACCTACTGGGTTACATAGGAAGTCGGCCCCTTTATCTGCAGTATCAACAGTTCCTACAATAGCATCAGGTTTCTTTGTTTTAATTTCATTTAAAGAGAATCTTTTTAATTCAACAATGGGAAATAATGTTCCCTTAGCTTCAAAAGGACATTGCATGAATTCAGCTTCCCAGATCATATCATCAGTTATTTTTTTAATAGCGTGATATTCTTCAGTAGTCTTAATTTCTTCACAAAATGAATTCCCATACTCGTCAAGTGCAGGTATAACTATTACCCTCATATCGGGACAATATGTTTCTGCATAAGGGTCTGTAAGTCGACCAATTACATCTTTAAGGCTCCATCTTGTAGCTATTTGTATTTCTGCACACCCTGTTTCAAGTCTACTAAGGTGAGTGGATGTGTACCAACTAAATACCGTTTCAATAGTTACTTCTGACATAGCTTCTTCAATATTTTTAAGAGGATCATCAAGGATAGCTACAGTTTTACATCCAAAGCCTGTAAGTGCTCCACCTATACCAGCGCAAAAATAACTTGGTTGTGTATTTGTGGATAATGACCAACCATCTATAGGACCGCTAGTAATTACACCAGGGAATACATCTAAGTACAATGGTTTAATTAATATTCCATCTCTAATATCTTTTGAAAATTTTTCTGCTAATTTGGCAGCATATGAGTTTCGCATAATTGAACCTTCTGGATTCTTACCTAATAACCATGCACAATATAAAGAAGTTATATAACTCTTACCCGCTCTTGGTGGCAAAGAAACTGCTAACTTTTTTAACTTTCCTTCTGCAACTTCTTGGAATGCATCAGCTATAAGTTTTAAATGTGGTTTACCAGGTGTGAAAAACTTTGGGTCCATATACACACAAAAGTCATAAAAGTTATCTTGCAAGGCTCTTAGTTTTAATTCTTTCTTTAGATTTATTAAGGTTTGCAGTTCCTCATTGTTCATTTCATCACCTTTTTTATTTTAAAAATTTTTTTATTTTTTTGTTGGGGATTTTATATAATTTTATGTGGGGGAATACTATACCTATGGGGGTGGGGGTGTCGAGGGGTGTGTCTTTCCTGTGCTACAATATACCCTCTCTATACCCAGATAACCTCTAAACCCCTGTATTTATCAAACTTTTACACGTAATTCAATACAAACTAAAACTAAAACACACGACATACCCTATGCTCTCACGTAGTAGGTAGGTCATGTGCTTGGGTCTCAACACTATACAATGGACCATGCATAATGGGTGTTGGTGCTATGTATGCAATGCCTATCATAAGTATGAACAAACTAATAATGTCGTGAAATAATGTTTTCGCGACATTAATACATAGATGCTTTAAGCACTAAATGCCTCGTTGTTTAAGCAATAGCCTCAATGTTGATTTGCTTTTATTCATTGAATGGCATAACGTATGCGACATTTAACACGAAATACACTTTATGCAGTGGTTTTATGCACTATTTATAGCTTTATGCATTGTTTTCAAGTGCTGCTAGTTCTGCTAATAATTCTTCTGTGGTCTTTTGTTTTACTGTTTTATTTACATTTGTTGTTTCGACTTCTGTTTTATCCTTCCAATTGAACTTATTCTTTAAGTAAAATATGAGAAATGCTGCATTCTTAGCTTTAAATGCTTCCTGAATACTAACATCTTCCAATAATGACTCAATTCCTTTTATTGTGTCGGAGAAATCTTCTCTTTTACTGTACTCATAGTATGTATCTCTATTCATTCCAGCATAAACACTAAATCCAGTAACATTGGCTAACTTACCATTTTCAATGCAATCTTCTATATATTCATTGAATAGATTTTTCAACTCTTCCGGTTTATACTTTGATGGTTGAC